TGTCGCTGCAATGCCTGTCGAAACGCGGGAAACTCAGCCCCTCGCCTGTTTCGACAAGCCAGCCCACCCTGACAAGGGCGGCACCGTACCCATCACGCCGAGCCAAACGATCAACCCAGGCCAGATCGACACCTTCGACATTCCCGTCTCGCGTGTGACGATCAGCCCACGACCAGAGCCGGAAGAGCTTGCCGATGACGGCATCCTCCTCAAGCCCGCAAAGCGATGCCAGTCGGATTACCGCTGGATCGTCTGCAAGGTCATGTCGCATTTTCAACCAAGAACTCATTTGAAATCCTCGCATGGCACGGCAACCAGCCGCTCCATCCATGTGCGCATCCCGCCACGAGGCGTCGAAGCCTCACCACGCCGACCGTGATGGCGGTTCAAACCCGACCAAGCCATGCCACGCACCGCCTTGCAGTGCCGTAACAAACACCAGCTAGCCGCGATCCCAAGCCGCCGGCGTTGATCCGGCCCCGTGCCTGCACGAGCTTGGTTCCAAGTCCTGCCGGAACATGACACGGCTCGGCCTGACGAAACATGTGCTGCCGAAACACGATCCATCCCACACCTCCCGCGTCGATCGGGAACCGTGCCTGCACGGGTGTGGTTTGTTTGCCAAGTTAAGACCATCCATAACCAGACCTTTACTGCCGCAACTAACACTGCCGAGCATTGCACAGCCTCAGCCAAACGAGCCTTAGTTCATCCCACCACGGCCGCGTCGATCGGCCTCCGTGCCAACACGATGGTGGTTCCACGACTCGCCGTAGCGGAAAAAATCACACCTTGCACTGCCGTGCCGTTCCTGAACGAACCGCAGCACATCCCACCTCGCAGCATCGAAGCCGCGACCACGCCGACCGTGCAGGTGGTTCCCATGATTTGCCTGACATTGCCAACTTGCCAAAAAAGAACCCACCGGAACAGGACCGAACATCCCTTGACCGACATGAACCAGCATTAACTAAGTGCATCCCTCTCCGCGCCATCGAAGACGCATCATGCCGACCATGAGAGAGGTTGCCTTGACCGGCACAGACTCAACTGGACAGACCCTGACACAACTCGCCAGACCGGACCTAAACCGACCCCACTCCGCACCGTCGAAGATGCTTCCGTGCCTATCACGAGAGTGGTTGGTTGACATGCACGGCCCAGCACCAACCCGCCGTGCCCGACCCGAACAGAACTCAACTGACCAGACGCGACCACGCCTCAGTTCGTTATGATCACTCCGCGCCGATAGCCTCCGGTGCCGCCTTCCGCTTCTTCGGCGTCGTGTTGGCCACCTTCTCGGCGGTGAACCGTCCGCACCTGGGCCGCCAATCGCAGAGACCGACCTGCGTGCCGGCCGCATGCACCCAGCGATCGACCTGCTCTTCGTTCACGACCGAGTCCTCAAACTCGACCTCCAAGATCGCAGACCAATCCTGAAAGATCGGACGAGTCCGCATCACGCGGCTCATGCCAACCTTCACGCCGACGCAGTTGCGGAACCGCTCTTCGTTCCACAGCCCGTCTGCGTCGCGCGGGCCGTCGTACTGGAGCACCGCCGCATTCGGAACGAAACAGGCCGACTTGGCGATCTTGCCTTCCTTCGTGATCTTGGCAGCGTTGTAGAGCGTGGCCTCAATGTTCTCGCCAGGGATCACAGGGCCGCGATCTTCGTCGATGTAAAGTCCGGCCTTGAACTCAATCTCAGCCATTCGCTCGAAATCGGCATCCGTCTTTTTCTTCTTGGAAGTCACCTGCTTCAGCGCCTTAGCGGCCTTGCTCAACGGGTTTGCGAGATCCCCGTTGTGCATGATCAGCGGGGCGTCGCCTGTGATCTTGTAGGTCAATGTCGTCCATGCCATATGACACATCCTTTCGTGAAATGGAACCATCCGAAACAAAACACACTTGCACCGGCTGTCCGTCATACCGACGGGACCGGATTACACACGTCACGGCTTCGTGACACTGGACGCAGAGGGTGATCAAGTCGCGATCAACGTCCTCGTCCGTGAATCGTTCATATGTCTTGTGGTGAACCTCAAGCCTCCACAGCGTGCCGTCGTGCATACACGTCTGGCACCTATGGCCGTCGATTTCCTTTCGGGCGTCGCGCTTGCAAGCCCAGCGGTGGCTCGCGATGTATCGCGAGTACTCGATTTCATGCGGTCTCACGCACACCTCCACTCCCTCTCGCCCCGTCCACTGGCACTACGCACCGTCCTGCCCGTCTCAACGATCCTGCCAGCCCGTGCAAGCTCGCCGATCCGCTTGTTGACCTGATGCGCCAGCAGCCCGCACCGCGCCGCGATGCCGCTGGCTCCCGCAGGTCCGTGCGCCAGCGCCTCGAGGATCGCCTGGTGATGCTCGCCCGCGAACGATCGCGCCGAGCGTGCCGCCTGGTGCGACGTCTGCGGATCTGTTCGCCTTGCCGCAGCAAAGAGCGGCAGCGAATCCATCGCGTCCTGCGTTGTCGTGAGTGCCACATTCACCTCCGTGTGTATTTGCCGGGTTACGCCCGGCGCGGTCGCATCACCCGTGGAGTCGGGTTGCGGCTGGGCGGTTACTCGCCACCATTCCCTTGGCGACCAATGCGGCCCGTGATGCAGCCGCTCGGGCAATGGCGTGCCTCGGCGAATGTCAGTCTCCTGTCCAGGCAACGTCAGGCTGCCGATTCGGTGGCGGCTCGTACTCGTGCAGCCGCTTCGCCAGGGCGGCGATCTTTTCCTTCAGCGACTCTTCTCGGCGGTACGCATCACGCGACCGTGAGTCCAGCGCACGGATGAACGCCGCCATGTTGGGCCTGGCCTGCCGCTCGAGGTACTCGGCGATCACGTTCGCATCGATGTTCACTGGTTCTTCACGCATCTGGCACCTACCTATCTCGCCTTTCAAAAGGGGATGTCATCGGAGCCAGCCACCTTCAGCTCCTCGCGAACGCGAGGCTGTGGCTTCGTCTTCGGCGGCACCGACGATGCGGAGGCAGCCGGCAAGTACCGCTTCACGACCGCCGACACGCGGCCCGCCTTGCTCGTGTAGTGCTCAACCTCGACGCGGACCTCGCGGCCCTCGACGTCAGCCGGCACGAGACGCAGCGTGTTGCCCTGCGGCTGGATGCCGAGAGCGTCTGCGAGCTGCTTCGCCAGCCACGGCACGTGCTTGGGCAGGTCGTGGAAGATGAACTTGTGGTTGCCGATGGCCAGCCGCACCTTGAGGCAGATGCCGTCGGGATTCGTGTCGCTCGTCTTCCACTGATTCGGCCCTTCCTCGGCACGCTTGATCGTCGCCAGATGCGTGCCGACCGGCACGATCTCACGCTCCTCGGGCATCTGCTTGTGGACGTCCTGCGGGAAGTCCTCGTCGATGTTCATGTCCCAATCCATGCTGCATCCTTTCAAGCTGTGGTGATGGTCAGTCCGTTCCTCTTGTCCGCGATCGCTGCCGCCAGCGATTCAGCCGTCGCCTGCGAGATCCGCCCCTCGGTCAACCGCTGGGCTATCCGCTGGTTCAATCTGTCGAGCGTCTCGACGCTGGCTGCGTCGCTGATCGCCTTGCGAGCACCGTCGATCACCGCCTGATCCTCGACGGGCTTGCCGCCGGCCAGCCACTCCGCGATACGCTTGCCGGTCTCTGGCGTGATGGGCTTGGGATCGCCGGCGAACAGGCCCGTGCGGTCCTTGCTCACCGTCGCGTAGTGCCCGTCGTGAATGAGGTCGAGCACGCACGTGAATTCAAACTCCAGGCCGTCGCGGGCCTCGAGCTTCATGCCGAGCTTGGCGACCTTCTTCTTGCCGTGGTCGTCCACCTGGGCCGTCTCGGTCTTTGACCGGCCCGAGCAGATGATGTGGGCGGGCGACCGCAACAGCTTGTCGACAAATGCCCGCCACCGAGGCGTGATGACCGAGAACGCCGACCACGTGTTGCCGCGGAACTGAGCCTTTGCGATCTCTTCCAGCAACTCCAAGCATCCGCCAGGGCCACTCCAGCAGTGCGTGACGCTGTCGACGACGATGACGTCGTAGCCAGCGTCTTCGGCCCCAGTGATCGCCTCGATGTACCGCTCTGGCGTGAACGGAGGCTTGAGGTCGATGACGTCGAAGTCGTGCAGCGTGTCGTAGAGATCGCTACTGCCTTCCTCCGTGTCGATGACCACAGTCTTGCCGCCGAGCCCCTTGGCGATTTGCAGGGCTCCCCAGGTCTTTCCGCTGCCGCTCGGTCCCGTGAGAAGCAGCCGCAGCTTTGTTGCCGACCGCTTCGCCTTTCTGATCTGTACCGTCATGTCCGCGTCCTTTCTGCGTTTCCGTCCGTTGATGAAATCCCGGCTCCGCGTCCTGCTCGCCGGGTGTTGCTGCGTCCCTGCTGCTGCGGTTCCACCGCACTCCTTCCGCAAGCCGTCTCCGACGGCAGGCGGTCCTCTCAAAACGTGATGTCTCTCACGGGCACCGACAGCCACGCCCCGCCGACGTCGACGCAGGCGTCGCCGTTGTCGAAAAACCAATCGATGCGCCCCGACCAGGGTTTGCCGCAGCTGACGCCGCTGACGTAGTCGCCGACGGCGTAGGTGCGGTGCATGGCCGACGGCATCGTGTGCTCGGCCATTCCCTCGACGGCGGCGAGGTATTCCGATCTGTGCGAATCCATGTGGGTGATCTCCTTCGTGTGCAGGGCGCAACTATACGCCCGTACAGGTGATGGTCAAGCGTCGCAAAAAGGATTTTCGATGCTGTTTTCCTGCGGCGAAACGCAGGTTGCGGGAGTGGTTGTTGTGTTCACCAGTCGACCCGGATACGCACTATGCTTTGCATACGTTGGCAAACCTTTTTGCATTTGTCAACAGGAAGAGAAAGTCGTTCTTTCATTGCTGCCTTGCTGCACTTGATGACCGCCGTACTGCTTGGCAATGGCAATGGCTTCGTCATCTGTCATGGTGAACCATTCGCCATGCAGTCGCAGGCCAGCGAGAGACTTGTGAATCTGTTTCTCGATTACCCTTCGGTCGCCGGTTGTGATCGTGGCGCAGACGTAGAGCCGATGCGGAGAACCAGCCTGAATTTGAGCTATGCGTGTCCTGAGCGGGTATGTGGTCTGGCCGACCTTGACGCAGCCGTTGCCGTTGCTCGCAAAGTAGACGCCACAAAAAGACTCTGGGCGTGGATTTAGGATGTCGTGACGCACGTCAGCGACGTCGCAGTGAGCGAGCGCATCCTCGGCAGATTCAGCAGTCACGACAACCCAGTCTCGAAGTCGCGGCAAATCTCCTTGGCACTCGTTGTAGGCGTCTGACAGCGTGGTTGCAGCGCCTGCGACGTTCAAAGAGTCGATCAGAAATCCGGCAAATGAGTTGCCATTCGCGAGCGTCCCAACCACCTTATGGACTCGCATAAGGAACTCATCGCCGTGCTTTCCAAGGTTGACCGCGTATACGTTGTCGTAGGAGCTGTACTTGGTTGAGCGGCACCAGACGCCGCAGTACAGATTTCCAATCCTAAAGAGTTCGTGTTCCATGCCAGCCTCCTTGCATTGCATTTCACCGAAACCACGCTGCTGGCAGACTAACCAGCAATTCAATAAATCCGTGTATTGATCGTGCGGCTGGCGTGTCGGCTCCAATGTCCTGGCCGAGGCGGATGAAGACCAACGCTTGAATGAGTCGGTCTATGTGGCGTTTCATGGCGGCCCTCCTTGGCCAGAGAATCCTGTGTGTGAATCGCCACCCGGTTCGCAGCTTGCGGCGGGCCGGGTGGCCCCACCCTTGTGCGATTTAGCCGTTGATGTTGTTGCCTTCTGCATCAAGGATGTACCACTCGTGATCGGCATAGTGATCATCTGCATAGGCGTTCGCGGCGGCGTCGTTGTCCACGCGAATAGAATCGAGGACATGGATCTGATCGTTGTTGCATCCCTCGTAGATCACGATGTCATACGCCTTCGTGTATGCCTGATCCATCAGAGACTCAGCGTGCCAAGCGATTTCGCACATCTCATCACAAATCCAGTTGGCGTGGCCAGCGTCTTTGATTGACTGCAGGCTGTCGATTGAAATGTGAGCGCCGTTCGCGTCCCACGTGCAGGCAACCTCGTGCCCTCCGATGTTGACGTGATTCCTGTCGATCGTCTGGACGCTCGTTGTGGTCTTGGTCAGCATCGTTTCGTCTCCGGTTCGTCGTCCGCGAGTCTCACTTGCTCGCACGCCCTAATCATATCGGCAAGTCTTTGCATATTCAATAGGGGCAAATGCCGGGAAAAACTCAAATTCTCAAAAATTCTCAGCCCCGACGAGGCTTCTTGGCAGGCTTTGACGCCTTGGCTGCCTTGGGCGGCTTGCGTTCCGGCTCTTTGGATCGAACCCCGCCTCTCGGGAAACCAACAGTAGGGCCAGCTTTCTGCTCTGCCGCAAGAAACTCAGTGACGCTGTCGCGGTAGACGAGCCAGCCCATTGAGCCAATCTTGGTGGCCCGCAGCCGCTTTGCACCAATGAGCCGCGTCACCGTGGACGGGGCTCGAGCACCTATGGCGTCCATTACCTGCTGGACGGTCATCAGCTCTTTTTGGGCGTCGAAATCTTTGGCCACAGCGATCATTCCCCAATCGTATCAACGGGGCTTTGCAAATCAAACGCACCCATTGCTGGAAACCGCCCCAGCGCCCCGCGTAGGATGGGGGCAGCCGAGCCAGGTATCAGCGGAGGGCATGGGAGTTGTACGGGTGTATAGTATGCCTGTCTGTGGTGGCATCGGCATGGAATCTGACGTCGTAGGTCGGCGTCGGATTGGTCGCATGGATGCACCCGCGACGAGGTGCTCCGATGACGCTGTACGAGATTCTCGACCGATACGCCGTGCTCAATAACCTGTCCGACCGGACGATTGAGCTATACACCTGCACGCTCGACAGGTTCCGTGATTTCTTGCGGATTGAGTCGGGAGACGTTGCCAAGGTTCCCACGGCCACTGACCTCGACGACATGGTGGTCAGCAAGTTCCTGCGATGGCGGGCAAAGACGCCGCACAGGGGACGGATTCCCAAGCCAGCCAGCGTGCTGAAGGACCGGACGCAGCTGGTGGCGTTGTGGAATTTCGCAGCCCGCAAGAAGCTGGCGGCAGAGTTCCCGGCCCTTGCCCGTATGCGTGTGCCACAACGCATTCCACGGGCCTATACAGCCGAGGACGTCGCCAAGCTCATCGTGACCGCTCGCCGCCGCCCGCGGTATGTCGGCGGGCAACCGGCAGCCTGGTGGTGGCCAACGCTGATCTACACGGCGTACTGCACAGCCGAGCGGATTTCCGCCCTGCTGTCGGTCAGGTGGTCCGAAGTCGACCTCGACAACTGCCGCATCGTCTTCTTGGCGGATACCCGCAAGGGACACACCCGCGACATCGTGCGTGAGATCACGCCTGACTTGGCGAAGATGTTGCGGACGCGAAAGGGGCAGCCGGATGACCTTGTGTGGCACTGGGACAGGATGTCACGCGACTCCATCTGGACGTCGCTCAAAATGCTCTGCAACAAGGCTGCCGTCACCTACAGGGGCTTTCACGGGCTTCGGCGTGCGGCAGCCAGCTACACCGCTCTGCGGCACGGAAAGGCCGCAGCGACCGCCCTGCTGGATCACAGCAACCCGAGGCTCGCAGACCTCTATGTAGATCCGGCAATCTGCCCGCCGGAACGGACCAGCGTGGAGTCCCTGCCCACGCTCGACCTCTCCGACAAACCGCCGGAAAACCCGGCGGCGTGAATCATTGCTAGACTGCCCCATCCACGAAAAGGAGAGAACCGATGGCGAAGAAGAAAAAGTCCGCGAAAGTCAAGGCACCGACTATGGCTGGCAAGATCGTCCCTGCTGGCTGGAGCCTTGGGACTAATTTTGAAGAAGTGCAGATCATTCCCGCCACAGGCTACTGGGCGACCTATGAGGACGGCAGCCGGACGCCTGTAGTCGCATGGGCGATGCAGTCGCGTGCAGTCCGCGAAGACGAGCGCGGCGATTGGGGCGATGACGAGGTCGTGCCAGGATTTATCAGTCGCGTGATTGGGATGGTCACGTGCGCCAAGGAGGCTGTGCTTGTTGAGGCAGACAGCGACCTGCTAGGAGGAGGTGATTTCGCTGGCTACGAGCGGGACTTGTGAAGCAGCGGCGTGACCGAGCCGGCGGGGGCGACCAGGGTGGAAAGGAGACACCCCGGCCGCCGCGCCCGCCCGGCTCAGTCAGGCACGCTTGCCAACGCTGGCAGCGGCCTGCGAATCTCTTCACGTCTGGCAAGCTCTACCGTCAGGTGATTCACCTCCGCGAGCAGCCGCTTCCTCTCGGCCAGGCATCGCAGCACCATGCCCGCGAGAGTGCCGCTCGTGCCCGTAAACGCACCGCAGAATCGACGAGCAGCGTGCTCCATCGACTGCACCTCGTCGTCGCTCAGAGTCACGCTCACGAGAAATCCTTCCACTCGTCGTCGTCATCGTCGAGGTCGGCCCGCATCGCCTTGACCTCCGCGGAGATGCCTTGCAGGTGAGCTACGGCCGCCGTCGCGAATAGCGTATGCGTCGTCGCAATCTCGCTCACCGCCCTGGCGATCGCCAGCACGTTCTGCTCGAGAGCGGATACGCGAGCCTCTAGGTCGGTCAATGCTGTTCCTCGCGGTGCAAGAGCAAAGCCAGCAGCGCGTAGGACGCCAGGTCGAAAAGGTTGTCCTCGAGCGATTCGTTCTCCAGCCGGCCGGTGGCGTTGTACGCGGCGAGCCGCGTGACCTTGTCGCTCAACCGCACCATCGCGCCCTTCCACGCCGGAATCCCGACGAACTTCGCGCCGTTGCGGATGTTGGCGAGCGGGTCCGTGCCGCTCGGACACCCGTAGTCGGCAGACTTCCTCCGGTGCATTTCCTTGATGGCATCGCAGAGGTCGAAGAACTGCTGCGACGTCGGATGCACGTCGGCACGTGCAGACGCAAACGCTGGCGGCGTCCACTCCGCGTAGGTCTCGGGGCTGGCGTTGAGGATGCCGTCGCCCGGCAGGCGATAGCCCGTCAGCTTCGGATCATCGGCTGGCGTGGCCGCCAGGCGAGCTTCGACGGCAGAGCGGACTGCGGATACGGATTCGTCGAGCGTGATGGTCATCGTGTCCCTTTCGTGGTTTCCGGTGAATGCTTATGTCATAGCGGAGCGGTCCAGCCTCTGTACGGATGGCGACGCAAGCAGCCCAAGCCGTTTTCTGGCCAGCGCGATGTCACACAATGTCCACAGAAACCGCAGCTGATACGCCGGCACCTTACCTCGCTTCAATAGGTTGTCTCTCGCCCATAGAGGCCGCAGGTTTGTGAAGTGAAACGCAACCTGCTGCTGGGACACGTCCGTCATGTTGAACGCGCTGCATGGGATAATGTGGTCTATGTGCCACTCGCTCCGATTGTCCCATGTCATGCCTGGAAGGAACTGCTTCTCTATCCACTGACTTAGCTCGGCAGAACTGCATCCAGTAGTCGCACCAATACCAGACGCCTTTGCTGCGCCGCCGGCCCTAGTGGCAGCTTTTATGCGGGCACGCAGACGTTCAGCTATTGCCGCACTTGGGTTTTGCCTTCGCCTGCGCCGCATGTAGTCAGCAGACACTGCACGGTAGGCATCGCTTTTGTATTTATGATAAACCCGCCTTCTGTGCGCACTTCGTTCTTCTGGAGATTGCAACGCCCTTCTTTTTTTCTGGTATTCAGATTGCCACGCTGCGTGTTTTCTCTTTTCTTCTGTAGTCATCAAGGAACGCTTTCTCGATTGGCGAATCCTATCTCGCTCACGCCTCCTCTCTTTTTGCTCAGGAGATTCTTTGTAAGCACGCGAGTAGGCAAGCCTTCGATCTCGCTGTTCATCCGTTTCTTGCTTCGGCATTCCTTATCGGGCCTGCTACGTGCATGGCGTGCAGCCCGCCTTCTTGGTTGTAGAAAAAACATTCCATTGCCTCTCTCTGCCCAACCCAGCCATTCGTCGTGTGGTAGTCATCTGGCGCAGAAAGCGAGGGGGCGATACGCACGAGCACTCCATCAATCGTCTCAATGGGGCGGCTCCACTCGGCGGCCTGGTGGTGCAGGTGGCCCGTGTGCCATTCGCGATACGGGCAGGTGCTCCACGCCGCGGCCTGCTCAAGTGCCATCAGCTGCGGCAGCTTCTTCTTTGCACGATGCCCGTGTGCGAAGCCCAGTAGGTTGAGACCCACCTTCGCATACTGCCTGCCCGTGAACGCACCCGATACGGTGACTCGCCGGTCGTTGCGGAAACGCTCACGCATGATGCGTTGATACGCCCACGACAGCGTCTCGTCGTGGTTTCCGTTCACGACAAGTGCATCAGTTGGTGCGATGGCGGCCGACTTCTCCACGATCTGCAACAGGGCATCAGTTCCCTCGTTGATCATCTTCTGCAGCCGGCCATCAGTGCTGCCCGCAAGTGCCGTGCCGCCTGTTGTCGTCAGCCCAGGCGTGTCCGCGTGGAACAAGTCGCCGATATACGCGACGAGGATGCGGGCGGGCTTGTAGGAATGACATACGTCAAGCAGGTGGCCGGATGCCTCCGCGATCCGTGCCGCTGCAATGGCGATGTCGTAGTCATCGTGGCCGGTGCCCGCGGCCCATGCGTACTTGCCGACGTGCGTGTCGGCAACGACGAGAACGGCATGCGTGTCTGATTTCTTTGCTTTGACAGCTTTGGTCAAGGGCCGGCGGATGCCGCCAGCCGCACCGGCAATCATCGCCTCGACGATCTCTTTCGTCGTCGGGCCGCCGCGTGGCTTGAGACGCACGAACACACGATGCAACTCGGTGACGATCGGCTCGCCGTCATCTCCAGCAGTCGCACACTCCCATTTCGTTGCCTCACTGGCGGCGACCTCGTAGCGCTCAAGGTCTGCCTCGATGTGCCGCAGCAGATCCTCGACCGTCTTGATTCGACGGCTCGTGGACCGTGCCTCGAGCACGTCGCCATCACGCCGCTGCGTGACCTGCTCGGCATCCGGTGCTGGCTTCGGCGAGGAACCAGCGGACGCAGCCGCGAGAATCTCTACAGCGCGTCGGCGTGGAGGAGCCATTCCGCCAATCCTTTCACCCGCGGAAATCTTGTCTCTGGCATTTGGGCGATCAGCGTCTTCGCCAGCGATGCGGCCGACACGCCCGTCATCTCGCGAGTCGCACGCCAGCGGTCACGAATCTCTACGAGGAGTTCTTTTTCGCTTGGCGACAGGGCGGTGAGCCACCTCGTCTGGCCCGACGCCTGTGCCAGCGCCAGAATCTCCGCTGCTCTGCTTGAGGGTGATCCAGCCGTCATCGTCGGGGATGACACTGCCGCCTTCTTCGTCATCGTCGTCAAGCTCCGGGGGCAGGATGACGGCGTCAGGCTTGGGCTGCTTCCGTGGCCGTGGCATGGGCGTCGCTCCTGTGACGCCTACAGCGTGACAGGCGCGTCAAGCACGACGGCGGGCGTTATGGATAGCCCGACGCACGAGGAGCCGCCCGGCGGCGGCGAGGAACGGCAGGCCGCGTGCCTGTGCCTCTGCGCGCATGACCGCCACGACCTCGTCGATACGTTCCGGCTTGCTTGCTTCGTCGCAGCCCCAGGCGTCCATCTCTGCCGCCTTGGCTCGGCAGGCGCAGGTCGGCGTCGGCTCGATGCCGAGCCGCTTCAGCAGCTTGGAAAGCTCGGTGCCGGGGCCGTGGGCGGGCGGAGGAGGCAACGGAAGTGAGGCACGAGTGTGGATGCTTTTCTGCTCGGCAGATTGACTGCTGGCTGCAGCGCAGTTCCTGCGAACACGCGGCGCGCTTACCTTTGCGCCACACCTGACACACGACAGCGTCAGTGGGGAAACATCACACTCTAAGGTCATGTGTAAGTCACAGAGTCAATTGTGAATACATTTGCCAAGTCCCCAAAATTTGGCGGCCCGAATGCACCTGACCTGATGAACACAAGTGGGGCACCGTCTTGCAACACCGGGTCAAATGGCAAGTAGTTCTCGTTTTGCACTCCGCACAAATAATCTGTCTTAACAGCCGCTCTAGCAGTCGCAGACTGCCCAACCGCAAACGAATTGCCTGACGATTGGCTGCAGTTCAGTGCCGCCGACGCAGACGCACCTAGCGATGCCGTTGCCCCGGCAAGCGCCTGACCCCTACGAGATATTCCCGACGGAGTCTGGGCAGATTGCGGGCCGTGAAAGCACGGATTAGGGATTCCGTTACTGCATTGCTGAATGAAGCTGCTTGGGCACGACAGCGTATAGTTGTCGTTTATTGCTGCCTGCCGTTCGCCGACCCCATAATACCTAGCAGTGTGAGAAGTCGGAGATCGGCAGTCGAACGGCGGCGTTGAATTTGGTTGCTGACACCAACTGTTTTCGTTCAGCTGGTAGTGCCACGCCTGCCATCCATTTGCCGCGACGGATATGGTGCCGCTCACGGGGTACAGCACAATCTCAAAAGCTATGTCATCATCCGAAAACGAGTAGTACCACGTGCCTGCATCAACTGATCCAAAAAACCGTGATTGCGTTAGAGACGCCAGTTTTGTCAGCGAAAATGTTCCAGACATCCGCTGGCCTGCAAAAACATAGGACGTAAAAAGCTCGTCGCTTGATTGCAGGCAGCAGGAGGAATCGGCCGCGAACCGCTCTGGCAACTCCTGCTTGTAATTAGACGTTGTGTCCTGCGAGGAAATGCTCACCTCAATGGTCTGCGCACCCTTGCACCAATTGCAGCACCCGCAGTTCTCGGCGAGTTTGCCGTCCTTAAGGATTATCGCGTTGTTCTTGGTCGCGATTGGCGTCATGTGCAGGCCGTCGTAGTAATGGTCGACACGCTCTCCGTCGCCGTGCTGGCGACAGTGATGGACGCTCGGGTGAATTGCAGCCCAGCCGTCCCGAGGCTCACGCCCGTGAGAACAATCACGGCCGTCGTCTGCTGAACGACGTCAATCAAAAACCACGCCGTGCCGTCCTTCGCGACGGCGCAGTCCCTGCTGCCTGCCGCAGTCGACGTGACGGGGAAAAACAGATTCGTCGCGCTGACAGTATTTGGAGTGTTCGTTTGATTCTTGAACGTGACTGTCTTCGCCGAGCCGATCGGCCACGCACCCGTATAGGTGGCGACGCGAAAAACCTTTTTATCCGCTTCGATGATCTGCGCGCGAAACTCAAGCGCGACGCCGGGCGGCCGTGCGTTCTCGACAGCCCTGACAACGCGGGCGATGCGCTGTGCGGAGCGCGGCGTGAATGAGACTCGATCCATGCGTCACTTGTACTCGACGTATGCCACATCGACCGTCAGGTCGCCGGTAGCGTTGGCGAAGACGCGAATCGTGTGATCCTCGGGCAGCACCAGCTTCGCCGTGCCGTCGACCACGCGGAGGGAGGCGTCGGCCGGCACCGAGATCGTCGTATACAGCTGCGTGGAGTTCGTGCCGACGAATCGCAGCACGCTCACGTCGGCAGAGTTCACTCCGTCGATGTTGTTCACTGTGAGCGAGTTGATCTCGAGGACGGCAGAACTAGCGGACCCGTTGGCCAGCACCAGCGTTGCGCTCGACCCGGTGGCGGTGCCGATGGGCAGCGTCACTGTCCGCAGATACACCTCGGTCGCAGTCCCGGCAACATTCGGAGCGGCCATCGTTCACCTCAAGTACGGAAGACAAAATGCAGAGAGCGTGCAGCCGGGGCGGCCGAGCCACCGCTTCCACCACCCGACGCAATCGTGATCGTCGAGCCGGCGGTGCTCACCGTCACATTACTACCAGCTGCAATAGTCAGCGTGCCTGTGAGCCCGTTTACGCTGGCGACGTAGCTGGGAAGCCTCGCAGCGCTGATCGTGCCAGTGGTTATATTGGCAGCATCATGCGTATGCGTTGCCGGCACGAACGACACCGGCACGTTTGCCAGCGATGTGTAGGAGATAGACGGCAGACGTGCGAAGTCGAGCGTGCCGCTCTGAATGTCACCTGCGGCATGGCTGTGGACCGCGGCAGCGGCGGTGATGTCCCCGACCGTCGGCAGCTTGTGGACGTGATCCTCGCGGCTGGCGTTCGCAGACGAACCGGCCGCTGCCGTGCCGAGCGGCTGCGGCGTTGCCGAGCCAACCGCCAGGCCGGACGTGCCGCCGGCGAAGGCAATCGTGATGGAGCCGGCGGATGTGTCGCGGGTGAACGCCATGCCCGCACCCTGCACGAGCACGGGACTCACGATGGAATAGCGACTCGTCCACGTCGCACTCGTGCCGTCCGTCACCAGCGGCCCTGCGTAGCCTGCCTGTGGCGGCAGCCCGGCATACCCGGAGATGTCGCTGGTGGAGTGCGTGTGTGTGGCCGGTGCGAACGTCACCGGCACGTTGCCTAGACTCGTGTAGGAGCCGCTGGTGGCCACGCTCGCCAGACCCGAGACGTCGGCCGCGGCCAGGCTGATTGCCCCCGTGCGGCCCGCCACGGCCTGCACAGGGGCAGCAGCCGATGCCGCCGCAGTGAACGACACGATGTCGGTCGTGGAGTGCGTATGTGCCGAGGGGGAAAACGACGATGGCACGCCAGACAGGGCCGTGTACCCGATGGTCGGGATGCGTGCGATGTCGAGTGTCCCGCTCTGAATCACGCTTGCCGCGTGCGTGTGACCTGTCTGAGAGAACGACGCTGTCAGCCCCACGATGTCGCTGGTCGAGTGCGTGTGCACCTCCGCGGCAGCAGTGAGGTCTGCCCGTGTGATGACGACGGCCCCCGTCCTCGACTGCACCGCCTGCACGGGTGCTGCGGCAGACGCAGCCGCCGTGAATGCCACCACGTCCGTCGTGCTGTGCGTGTGAGCAGACGGTGCAAACGTCGTCGGAACGCTGCTCAGGGCCGTGTACGAGATCGTCGGGATGCGAGCAATTGCGAACGTGCCAGCCGTGACGTCGCTCGCCTGGAGGACAATCGCCCCGACTCTCCCGGCCACGGACTGCACCGGGGAGAAACCCGCCACGACCGCCGTGTCGTAGCTCGCAATGGTGAACTGTCCGCTCGTCGTGCTGACCGTGATGCCAGGGCCGGGCACGAGCTGGAAAGTCCCGAACGCATTCGTCGCCGTGCCTGGCACGGTCAGGAATCCAGCGGGTCCGATGCCGCCGCTGGCGACCACGGAGATACCAGTGTTGCCGCTGACGGAGACACTGACGCCCGTCTCGCCAAGAATCGAGACGTTGATGGCCATCAGGGAACCCTCACGCTCACGTCACCTGCCAGATAGGTCCGCGTCACGTTGCCAGGCGTTATGGTCTTGAACCACCAGCGATACCGGCCCGTCGCTGCCAGCTGGTCCGTCTGCACCTCGGAGAGCGAGACGTTGACCTGGCCGGCCGTGAGGTTGACCGGCGTGATCGTGAATGCCACCACCGTGCCGCCGGCAGCCACGGTCACGCCCGCTCCGAGCCCGCCCCCAGCAGCGACGCTCGTGAGTGAGTAGATGCGACTGTCGTATGCGTGGCCCGTGAGGTTCGTTCCGTCCATCGAAATGACCATGCCGAACTCGTCCCCCTTGATGAAGCGGAGACCCAATTCGGCCGGCAACTGTTCGTAGTTCGTGTCTGCCATGATTCTGTTTTACGCCTCACGGGGGCTCATCTTGCAGAAGACGTTTAGGCGGGCGGCGAGCCAAACAAGGACGAAAACGACGCCTCTGGCATGACCCGACGATTGAGTACGGCGGGTGCGCCGCCCGTCTGCCCGCCTTCGCCGTTCAGGCCGACAGGGTTGGGGCTCGGCACCCACTCGCCATTCTGAAAGTCGAACACCATCGCCCGCCGCTTCTGGCCGCTCGCGATGTAGTTCCAACCGACATCTGGCAGGAGCAGATTCCAGCCGGTCGGGCGGAAGAGGATCTGAGACTCGACCTTCCAATACGGGAACACGACGTTCCCCCACAGCTCCTCTGTTCGCTCGACCTTGGAGCCCTCGTGCTTGCACTGGTAGGGAGAAGCCCCGGAGAAGCCGTCGCTGTTGACGTATCCAAATGAGTTGATGATCGCCGACGGCCTGAGTAGGAAATTCTGCTTGATGGTCACCCTGGTCAGCGACTCCTCAACGGTCAGCCCCTCGAAGTAGTCGTAGGCAGAGTTCGTGAGCGGTCGCTGCGTGTCGCCGTCGTAATAAAACAACGCCGGCACCTGCTCGCCCGAGACGGGCTCGAACGACCACTCTGGGATTCGATCGAGCGGGGAGCGTGCTTGATTGGTCGTGAGGACTGCATACTCAAGCGTGACCTCGACGTGATACGGGTTGTCGCCGAACGTCTCGTTCATCACGATCTTGCGGAGCTTCAAAAAGTTGAACTCCGGGTGCTCCGCACCCCACAGCCCGCCTCCCACGGCAGCGACAACGTCGAGGTTTGCCGTGGGGCTGACGGTCGCCTCGTCGTCAAGGATCACGACGAAGCGGCGCTTCGCCACGGTGGACTCGCCGATAGCGCCCTCGATGGTGCGACCAAGTTCGCGAAAGCTCACGACTGACATCAGAAAATCTCTGCGGGTGTGTTTCGGTATCCGGCGGTCGCGCCGACGATCGCCTGCCGAATGAGCCCCAGCTGCTTGGTCTGCAGTCGCGCCTCGATGAGCCTCGGGTCTTGAGCCGTCGCGCCGAGCCCGAGCACGAGCGCCGCTCCCTCTGCCGTGCGTATGTCGGCGGTCTGCACAGTCCCCTGCACAGGACGGGACAATTCCGCACGGCGTGCCATCTCTGCATTCGCGAGGGCGACGGAGGCGAGTGCGTTGTTCACGGACTGCAGCGCCTGCCGCTGTGATCGGGCGACCTGCTGCTGCTGCTCTGCCTCGGCGTTGGTGATGTTCCGGCCAAAACCAGCCGCGTTCCGCAGGCCGCCGCCGCCGCCGAACTGGCCGTTCTGCTGCGGAGATCGCGCTGACGAGATTTGCTTTTCGATGGCCGCCGCCTGCCTCAACTGCCTTATTCGCTGCGTGCCGGCCTTGGCGGATCTGAGGTCTCCCTTTTCGCGGGCACTCTCGACTTCTGCCTCCTCTGCCTTGATACGGTCCTCAATAGCCTTGACGTTCTGAATCGCTTCTGTTTTCCGTGCCTCCAATTGCGTTGCGTACTGCAACTCGGTTCGCTGACGCTCGTCCAGCTGTGACTGCAGGTACTGCTCGACACGCTGCGCACCTTGCAACCGCTGGTTGAAGATGTCCTGCTGCCGCGCGACTTCTCGGTCGTATGACTCTTTGGTCAGGATGCCGTTCCGGGCTTGCGACTGTGCTGCCGCAACGCCATCGCGAAGCCCTTCTGCAGCAATGGCACCAACGCGCCCGAAATCCTGCGTCTTTGCTATGAGGTCCGAGACGCTCTTGCTCGTGGCGTCAAAGGCTTTCGTGAACCCGTCGCCGAAGCCTTGGCCGGCAGCTTTCTGGAGGTCGGCGAGTTTAGCGGCCTCTTGGTCAACCTGGGCGAGCCGCGATGCGGCGGCGTCCGCTGCGATTACGTTTCCGGCCTCTCGCTGCTTGCGAATTTCTTCTTCAAGCCGCAACTGCTCTCGCTGCACCGCCGCCTGATTCTTCTCCAGCTCCGTGGTCGTGTTGTTCTGGGCGAGAAGCGCATTTACACGGTCTTGGTCAGCCTTGACGATTGACTGCTGCAACTCCTCGATCTTCTTGAAGCCTTCGATCTGCTTGTCGTATTCCTTAGTCGCCTTGGTTGTTTCATCCGCAAGCGTTGTGGCGTTGATGCGACCGTCTTCAAACTGCTGCCCAAGGTCACGCAGCTTCTGCTGAAACTGAGCGGCAGCATCAAATCCAGCTTGACCGAACTTCGTTGAATCGTCTGCCACCTTGTTGATCTTCTGCTGCAGTTCGTCGAGCGTATTCTGTGTCTCTTCAGAGATTTGAATGTCGAGCTTTGCGTCTTCCTCAATGCGGGCAAGCTCGGCCTTGAACGCATCGCCAGCCCTCTCGGCCTCACGGCGGAATGTTTCTTCATTGAATAGGCCGGCGTCGAGCTTCTCCTTCAAATCGTCGATCGACTCTTGGTAGCGAAAGGCTGCGTCGAAGCCAGCCTGTCCGAACTTCGATGATTCGTCGATGGCATTCCCGACACTGCCCGTAATGTCATCAAGCGTTTTTTTGAAGTCTTTGCTTGTCGCGAGCAGTTCCTCAATAGCCCCGCCACCGTTGACTTCAACAGTGGCTTGAACGGGCCGCTCAATCTCCGGGACGATGCCCAGCCAATCTTCAGCAAACTGAAGTACCTGCTCGATGAACCCGCCCACTTGGCCAACAACGAGCTTGATGCCATCCCACAATCCGTTAAACGCAGCCACGACTCCGTCAGCAAACGCTGACAGTACGCTGCCAAGCCCTGTGAACTCGAGAAACTGCGACACTCCATTTCCGATGACTGTTGCTACGCGACCGATTGCTTCCCCAGCCACCTCCGCAAACCGAGCAATGATCACGCCGATGCGGGAAAAAGACTCGCCGATGGCATTGAATGCCTGCGAAAACTGGGCGGCGACTCCTTCAAACTTGAAGAACTCGCGAAAGCCAATGATGGCATCGTTCACGCGGCCGGCAATTCCGGTCACTGCCTGGCTAATGAGGTCAATGGCGGAACTCATGATTCGGCCGGTGGCAGCGAAAGGCTCTAGCACAGTGCCGATCAGATTGCCAAGCGTCGATCCAAACTGAAGGAACACATTGCCCGCCAAACCGACAGCACTGGTGAGCGGCGAGAATATGTCGAGGAGCGCACCGATGTTTCTGCTGAACGTCGCAATCGCTGAAGCCAGGCCGTCGCTCAGGCTTTGCGTGATCCCGATGAACGGAGTGAGTAGTTCGTTGCCAACGCCAGAAAGCGACACGCGAACCGCGTCAAAAGACGCGCCGAGCCCGTCGATTCTTGCGCGGTCGATACTGCTCAGGCGAGCGTTGAATCGCTCTACGTCAGTCGCCGCACCGGCGATGTTGTTGAAGAAAGGAATCAGTTCCGATCCAGCTTTCCCGAACAGTGCCACGGCTGTCGCTGTGCGTTTGGCGGGGTCTTCTATTGACCGCAGCTGCTCGCCAATCAGCCGGTATTGCTCCTCTGGATTCAGTGCCGCCAACTCCTCGGACGTCACTCCGATTTCTTGCAGTGCTTTTTGTGCTGCTTTGCTCTCCTCGTCTACGCCGAGAACACTCTTTTGAAGCCGACCAAACGCAGCACTCACCGCGTCGATGCTTGTGCCGCTGCGGTTTGCTGCTTCTTCAAGCGTCTGGATAAACTCAAACGAAACGCCGAGCTTGTCTGCTGTGTTCCCTAGCTTCTCAACGCGGTCTTCAAGGTTTGACAGCCCAGACACCACGGCCGATGCTGCCGTGCCAAGCCCGGCGATTCCCGCAGCCGCCAGCGTGAACGGGTTGGCGAGGCTCGTCAGTGAGCCGGCCAGGCCCGTCATCGCGTTCGTCACGCCACCCGCAAAGAGCTTCTGGATGCCATCGCCCGCCGAGGCGAACGCACTGAGCCGCGAAGCGACGCCGCCGATCTGCCCTGGTAGCAGGCCGAGAATGCCAGAGAGTTCGTTGAACTTGAGGCCGGAATCCCCGGCCTTGTCCACTTCGCCGCCGTACTGTGCCGAGGCCACAGCAGCCTTGGCGAAGAGCCCGGCCTGGCGTTGGATCTCCGCGTTCAATTGTTCCTTCGTGAGCAGGCCGCGCTGCTCAAGCTCTTGAGCTGCTGCGACGGCGGCATCGTATTGCTTTTGGGCTCGCTCGGTAGATGAGAGGTTTGCCTCAATTATGCGGGCAGCTTGCTCCTTAGCCCTAGCAAACTCCTGCTCCGCAGCTGCCGCCGCCTCGCTCGCTCCGGTGATTCTGTCCCTAGCTCGCCCAGCCGTCTCCTCAGAGATTGCCCCCTGCGCAAGAAGGTTTTCAATCTTCTCTAGCTCGTCTGCGCGTCGCTCCTCGGCCGTCCGCACCTGCTCGGTGATGCGAAGACCCTCTTCAAATGCTTTTGCGGCAGCATTCGCCTCTTCGGTCAACTGCCCGAATGCAGCCGCGTACTCCTGAGGCGCGATGACATTTTCGCGAAGCTGGCCTGCGAGCGTTTCGAATTTCGCCGCGAACTCCTCCTGAGCCTTGCCCGCAGCCGCCGTCTTGTCGGCGAACGGCTGAAACACAGCCGTGGCCTTCTCGGCCTGCTTGCCGAGATTGTCGAGCGCACGATCGACAGGCGTGAGTGACTTCGCCAGCCCGCTGGCGTCGCCGCTAACCTTGAGCGCGAGTCCGAGAATGTTCGCCATGTTCAGCCACCTAGCGCCGACTGTAGCATCTTGATCTGTGCGAGCATCTGATCCTCATGCTGCGGCGGATGCTCAATCGGGTTGAAGTCCTCTGCGGACGGTGCCTGCCCCCGTGCCGAATACGGTGCCAGGATCGCACTCACCTCGAGCCCTGTCTGTCTCCACGGATCTGGCAACGCCTGGAAGTACCGCGTGTAAGCCATCCACTCGGACAACTCGCGAGAATCCATCCGCACGCACAGTTCGCCGACCGTCATCTTCAAGTGCCCCGCCAAAGCGAAGATGAACCTCCGCGTCGGCGAGACACTCAGGTTTTCCCCAGCTGCTCGACGTCCGCCTCCGTCATGTTGTTGTGTTGGAGCGCCTCGTCGAAGAGTCTGCCCATGACGGCTCCACTCTTGTTAGCCAGTGACGCGACCTGCTCGCGGGTGAAGAGCAGCTCGCCCTTCTCGGTGCAGAGCACGCGAGCGAGATACTCGGTGCGGAAGTTCTCCACACCAGTGTCTCTCTTGCCCATCCACAGCCGCTCGTAGGAATCACGCTCGCCGACGCTCATCACGCGGATGTAGACGTCGCCGCCCCACTCGCGGACGGTGACCTTCTTGAGCCCGAGGTCGTCGCTTGCCAGGATCTGCTCTGCCGTCAGTGCCATGCTCGTCTCCTAGATGGGTGCCAATCGCAGCGTCACCGTGTGTCGTTGCACATCATTGAGCTTCTTCTCGACGACGAGTCGCTCGAAGAACGCCTTGTGAGTGAACACGACGCCTGGCCCCGAGACTTCAAACGTGGCACGCTTGCCGTAATTGGCAACGCTACAGTTGTGCGTCCCGAGGCACGCTATCTCTATAGTGCCCAGGTCAAGCGCGAACGCACTGCCGGCTGGAGCTTCACGCGAGATCGGCAGATTGCCGCCGAGCGTGACCTTGAAGTCAGTGACCTCAGTGAACGCAACGCTGTTCCACGTCACGGTCACGCCGGCAGCATAGACAGCCATGACGGGATGCCTCCGTCACGGACTACGAGCGAGCAACCTTGAAAGTCGCCTGGCCCTTGACAACGTCGTTCGTAGCGAACGTGACAGACGAGCTGGCAACCGTGGCGTTCGCGGAAAGAAAAGAGACGCCCGCATGAGTGATTACCAGAGCCGCACTGGAGGCGTCGGCCACGACGCTCTTGCCCAGGTACTCAATCACGATCTCGCGGCCCGTGTCAGTCGCTGAGCCCAGGAGAGGCTTGGTCTGCGTCAGGATTGCGTTGCCAGCAGTCAGGCCGAGGTGGGAGACGTCGATCGTCTGATCGGTCGCCGGATCGGCCAGGTTGTAGACGATGCTGGTGACGGTGAAGGCCGTGCTGCCGAACGTGAACACTGTACCCGCACCGTCATGAGGCGTGACTGCCATGTTCAACTCTCCTGCCAGAGGATGCCGTAGATTTGTTGCACTGTGTAAACCGGCGGGAGGTCGCCGCCGGCCAACTGGGCGAATCCGTCGCTCTCGTTTTCGAGCGACACACGCGCCACAGTCACATTTTCCAATGTGCCCCCCCAGCCATCCAGAGATTGCCTGCACTGGTCTGCAATATCTCTCGCGGATTCGTAGGTCTCTGCGAAGATGTCGACCGAGAGGCTTACTGTCGGCGTGCCGATCGGTCCCTTGAGGGACTGTGCTCGCTCGACCGCCACACGACGCCACGTCACGAACGGCAGGGCCGCCGTGGCCGGTGCAATGACGGGATAGATGCGGGTACCGATGAGGGCGGTGACCCCGGCTGTCGCGACGAGACGGCTGCGAACGGCAGCCTCTGGTGATTTCAGCGGCATCGTCAGACTCCAGAGAGGGTGCCTTCGCCGCGGAACGTGAGCGTGCTCAGTGCTCGCTCCAGGCTGATTCGCAGCTCCTGCTGCAAGATCGACGCCACCTGGCTCTGCGACTGCTCAAAAGCAGTGCGAACCGGCGGGCGTCCTGCACGACCGCCGACGGGCGTCGGTGCGATCACGATGGGCGTTTTCGACTTGCGGAAAAAAGCCCCCGGATAGGGCGGGTCAGTCTCGACGCGGCCGTTTCGCTGGCGAATCAGGTCGAATGGCCCGAGGCTCTTGAAGCTCGACGCGATGTAGGCGTTCTGCCCCTTCTTGACCTCGTGGACGACGCCCTTGCCGCGAACCGTCTCTTGCCGGCCCATGCGGGTTCGCACGAACGGCACCGCCGGGCTTTTCCGCTGGTAAGGCTTGTTTGAAAACTTGCCGACCACACGCTGCCGCGTGCCGTACTCGACGAGCCACTGGTGGTTCGCACGGTCACCGACAGACGCACTAGAGACACGGACCTTGCCGCCGGCGGCGCTGCGAGAGTCCTGCCTGTTGGCCCGGCGATAGCCAATCAGGCCGACGGCGGCACCATCACGCGGGTACGCCTTCACCAAGTGCGAGGCCGCGGCCTTCAGATTGCCGGTAGGCCCGACAGGTGACAGCTCACGCAGCCGCAGATACGCCGGGTAGATGGCTTTTTCCAGTGCTTCCTTCAGCGATTGTGCAGTGAAGTTCGTGTCGCCTAGCCCGCGGATAGCGTCCCCGACCCGCTTGAGGTCGGGAAAGTCGGCCGAGATGACGATGCCGGCTGTCGCCATCTAGGTGTTCTCCTGGCAGATGGCCTCGTGCTCACTGCGGTTGCCGTGCTCGAGCAGGCTGACAATCTCCAGCGTGCGGGACCGCCACGAGAAGCGATGCGACTGCGTCAGGCCGGGCAGATACCGCAGCCGCACGCGATGGCTGATCGCCGTCTGGCTCTGCCCTGCCGTGATCTGCTCGCGTGCCGACACGCCCTCCACGCTCGCCCAGACGGCGGACGAGTCGGACCACGTCAGCACCGTCTCGCCGAGGGCATTGGTCGTGCCACTGGCGACCTGCACCGTGACCCGCTCGCGGAGCTTGCCAGGGTCAATCATCTGTACGATCCCCAGCGTTGAGCGTCCAGCAGCGCCTTCGCACCGAATGGGATCTCATTCAACGCCCCGGCATCAGCCGCCAGCCGACGCTCGTACCAGTGCCCGACAAGCATCAGGATGGCGTTGCGGACGCCCTGCGGAACTTCGTTTCCAGACGAGCCGCGCCCAGCCCACCACGTCACGGTGACGGCGTTGTAATCCATGATGTGCCCAGGCCACGCCCCACCGTAGTTGGTGCGGATCACGCCCGGCGTGCTGTCGCGGTCCACGCGGTACTGCGTCGAGGACAGCGTTGCCGTCGTGCCTGTCTCGTCGAGCGTGTACGTGACCGTGACGGCAGTCGTCGTGCCGGCAGTTGCCATCGGCGGACGCGGCAGCTCGATCTCGACGGGAAACCCGTCCATCTTCATGGTCAGCTGCTGGTGGACGAGCGACTCGTCCATGTACGCCTCGACCCACTCGCGGGCCGCTGTGACCAGCGACGCGATGTAGGCGTCGTCGGTCGTGGAGTCGACCCGGCAGTGAACCTTCGCCTCGGCTAGCGAGACAGGCTCAACTATCGGCTGCGTGACCGTCCTGATGCTGCGGTAGCTCAACGTGTCGCTCCTTGGGAGGTCGCCCCCGCCGCCGCGGAGTCAGGTCCGCAGACTCGCCGCCAGGCTCAAGTGCCGCCGTCTCAATCAGGTCGGCCTGCCGATCCGCTACGGCGGTGCCATCGGCGATGAGCCGACGAGCCACTGCCTCGTCGCAATCGACAACGTCGCCCGGCCGGTAAGTCGAATAGTTCTTCAGAAACTTGATTTTCACGATTGGGGCACGCTCCATGCAGTGTCGGGGGCTTTCAGCTTGCTCGTGAACTCCGTCGTCCACTGGAACACAGGCGAGCTGAGATCCTTGCCGGGCCACGTCACGACGTATTCGCCGTGGCCGAGAATCACTCGCGGCGTCACGAACACGCGGTTCCCGCTCTCGCGCCAATTTCTCCAGAAGTAGATGTCGTCATCGAGGCGACCGTCGTTCCAGGTGCCGTCCTCGGAGGGACGCGACCAGAACCACGGCTTCTTGCACCGCTTCAGCGCCGCCGTCGACAGCACCGTCAGGCCGAAATGTGCGGAGTCCACCTCCTGCACGGGCTCTCCGAACCAACTGGCGGGCACCGTCGTGCTGCCGGTCGCGGGAGGATTGTCGAGCGTGCCCTTGAGCGTGAGCATCGGCCGGCCGTCTTCACGCTTGGTCTGCAGCCCGGTCAGTGCGTCGCACTGGAACGTGAGCGCCATCGTGAAGAGGTGCTCAACGTCGGCCCTACAGAAGAATGTGTCGTAATCTATGCAGAGTATGAACTGGCACTTGTCGATGAACTGCTCAAAGATCCTGCTATTCACCTGCGACCAGAACGCACCAGTGCCCATCGTCGGCCGAATGCCGAGCGGCATGAGTGCCTGAGCCCATGCGAAGTGGTTGGCGGTAAAGCTCAACCGCGGCATCGACAGCACCGCCTCGACGGAAATGTCTGCCTCTGTGTTCCCCACCTTGACGATCATTCTGGTACCTCGTGAAAAAGGAGACGGCTGGCGGGGATTGCTCCCTGCCAGCCGTCCAGAATGACGATAGTGTCAAGCGATCAGGACTCGACCGAGACCTTCACGCCCTTGCCGGTCGCGTCGACCGGGCCAGCCTCGCCCAAGCCCAGGCGAGCGGCCACCACGATCACCGTGTCGGTGTTGGGGCTGGCCTTGACCTGGAGGTAGCGCTTCTTGCCGCGGAGGTCGATGTCCAGCCGCGAGACGGTCATCGTGTCCGTCACGGTCTGGCCGGCGTAGGCCGCCGGCTTGAGGTCGACCGCGAAACCCGAGACGGTGGAGTACGTGCCGGTGCTGGCATCCGACTCCGTCAGCGTCAGCGTCTGGAACACGCTCGACGTCGACGCCGCAGGGCCGGCGATCACGTCGATGGAGGCGTAGTCGTAGCCGACCGTATCGAGCGTCAGGGTCGCGGTCTGCGAGGACGTGTAGACAGCGCCCTTGCCGGCCGCCGCGGACTTGGTAGCAGAAAGATGAATCATGGATCAGATTCTCCTAGGAGGGGTGTTCTCAGCCGAACTTGAGGGCGACCACCGGGCCGGCCTTGGTGGTGGAGCCGAGGTCGTGGGCGACGATCGCCACGCGAGCAGTCGCGAAGGTCAGCGTCTGGTCGAACTCGATGAAGCGGCTGCCGTCGGTCTTGATCGTGACCGCACGCCGCTCGCCGTAGGTCGCCGCCTGGCTCATATCACCGAAGAGGCAAGCCACCGTGCCGGTCGTGCCGGTGAGGGCCGACTGAAGCGGGTGGCAGAGCACCACCGGGAATCCGAGGAACTGGAGGTTCGCACCGCCAGCGATGTCCGAGGCATTGTTGCCGGCGTTGGCAACCATGAGCCGCAGCATCGACGAGCCGTACCCGGCCGGGCTGATGTAGAACTTCGCCGACCGCCGAGCGAACAGCGGAAGCCGAGCCACGAGGTTCGTGAAGTCGGTCAGCGTCAGGGCGTCGAACGTCGTGCGGCTGGTCGCCGTCACCACGCCCGCGGTGTGCGTGCCATCGTTGATGGCAGTCGCCACGCCCGTCGTTCCGTGATACGTGCTTCCGCCGTCACCGATGAGGCCCGCGTTGTCGAAGGCTTCCGCGAACGACTGTGCCACCTCGACTGCCATCGCGTCGGCCAGGTCCACGACGGAGTCTTCGAGCAGGCTGTTGGGCACGCGGTTGTCGATGCCCCACAGCTTCGCCACGAGGTTGACGTTGTCGAACGTCACGTCGCTGGTCGTCGGAGCAGCGTTCTCGCCAATCGGCCGAGCCGACAGGCCGCCGGTGCGACGGGCGACCAGAATGCTGTCCGTGTTCATCGAGACGCGGCGGAACTCCGACGGCACCACGCCAAACTCCTCGACGAGCCGGATGATCTCGCTCGACAGCTCCTCGCTCACGAGCACGCCGCCGAGCGAGTTGATGCCGCCGGCCTGGGCACGGCTCTCGACGCCGTGATCGCGGCACCACCGACGAGCCTCCTCGTCACCGAGCACAAAGCCCTTGAGGTGCATTCCGGCACGGTAGGCACGCTCTTCGGCGTTGGGGCCGACGAAGCCCTTGAGCTTGCCGGTCGCACGGGGGACGGCGTAGTGTCTGGCTTCCACGGCGGACTCCTTGGTCTCGGGGGCTTCGGTCTTCTCGACCGTCTTGGCGGGAGCGGCACGCTCCAGAACGGCACGCAGTTCGACTTGCTTCGCCTCGATCCGCTGCAGCAGCTCGATCTGCTCGCGGAGGCCAGCGGCGCGGGTCTCGAGCGAGCGGAGGGACGCCTCCTGCTCGGCACTCATCGCGGGAGCGTCACCTTCGGAGGGCATCTCCGAAGTCGCTTCCATCTCGGCAACCACCGCGGCGAGTTCGTCGAGCAGCTTCTTGAGCTTGTCCATGCGAAGACTCCTGTGTACGGGATGGGCGACGCTTGCCGCCCGCACACTCAAAACTAAGGAGAGACCCCGCGACCCTTGCAGTGAAAGGGCGTCGAGAGTAAACGAATCAGCCACCCTTCAGCCGACGGACCTCGACCGCGTGGAGCACGTGCTTATCCGTGCAGCCGCAGGCGCGGCACCGCAGGTACCGCACCTGATAGTCGCCGTGCCGCTGGCTACTGGCGATTTCCAGCCTGCCGCGGCGGCAACTGCATGGGTCGTTCGTTCTAGCGGCCATGCCTGCGGAGGTACTCGCGGAGGTCTGCGGCCCGTGCCTGCACCGCCAAGAGCCGAGACGAGTCGGCGTCACGCTGGCTGCGGAAGGCGTCGAAAGACCGCTGGGCTACCTTCACATCCGTATCTGGGTAGGCAGGAAACGTAGTTGGCGAAACATCTAGGAGCGAGTCGATACGGCTGATGACTCTGAGGCTTCGGCCGTTCTCAGTCGTCCACGCATCTCCACCGCTCGGAACCGTGAAGCTGAATGACGAGCCACGCACGATGCCTGATCTGATGTTCGCGGCCAGATCACGCCCGTAGGAAGTGTCGGGCACAGGGAACTCATACCGCAGCCCGACCTCGTCTACGTTGAGCTTGAGCGTGCCGGGATACCGAGCGAGCGGATAGTTCGCGTCGTGGTTCCACAGGGCGCGAGTCTCGAGCGGCTTCTTGCGGCCACGCCGCTCTGCCACGATGTCGAAAGCACCAGGGTCAATTCGTTCAACGAAGTCGCCGAGGTCGAGCGAGTTCACCCCGAACTTCGCCGCATAGCCGACGATCCACTCCCTGTCGCCGCCATCCTCGCTGCGGCTTTCAATAGCAAGCAGTGGAACGGAAGACTCCACCTCGTCGATCGCAAGTGTTCGACGCTCGATGTTCATGCTGCGGCCCTCCTGGTCAGCTGCGTCCATTTGTTTCACCAACTTGTTCGCCCAATCTTGACCGGGGTCGCCGCCCCAAAGCTAAAGCGCCCAGGCGATGCGGCCGGCTGATGGAAAGCCGTCCTCGCCTGGGCGATAGCCCTTTCCTTGCTTGTCGATCTCGTGCCGGTCAAAATACGCCTTCATGCGCCGAGCGGTCTCGGGGCTGATTTTCACGCCGTTGGAGAGATCGCGTCCGCGAGCCACGCCGACTGCCGTGCCGCCGCGGCCGTATTCGCTTCGCCATGCCAGCCCCTTCGCCGCCTCTTCACGCACGCCCGCGGGCGGCTTGAAGTCGATGTGGTCGTACCTAGCCACGCTTCCGCCCCTTCCGCTTGGGCTTGCCGTAGGCGTTCTCCTCGACCGGCGGCGGCTCGGGCAGCGGCTCGATCTTCGTGAGCGTCGCCACCTTGTGCCCGACTTGCGTCTCGGTCGCCTGCCAACCGCCAGTAACTTCTTCGTAGAGCGTGATGAGGGCGGCAGGATCTTCTTTCGTAGCGTCAATCTTGAAGTCAGTGCCTGGGATGTCGAGCGTGCCGTAATCCATCACATGGTCAATCCGCCCGCGAGCACGGCCGCCCGAAGAATCCCACGACACGAAGTCACCTTCCGACACGGTGCCCGGCTGGGCACGCTGCTCGCCCCGGATGAACTGCGGCGAGTCATCCACCCACACGTCCACGCTGATCCCAGCCGCCTGGGCGGCGTCAGCCTTGAGCGTGTCACCACCCACGAGCAGCACGTCGGAGAACGACTCGGCGTAGTCGCCGAGAGATGAGATCACCTCCTCTCGATCTGACTCTGGCCTGCGAGAAATCATCACCACACGATTACCGTCCGCGACCGCCTTGCGGGCGAACTCGCCCCACAGCTGCGGATCTGCGGCGAATGTTCGATCGAAGTCGATGCTGACGGTCATCGCCCGCAGCTCGGCCAGCGAGCGCGTCGGCACAGCAGCCGGGGCGGGGACAGGTGCCGCAGGCTGCACAGGCTGATCCGGCACGCCCGCGAGAATCGCGTCGATCTGCGGCTGGCTGATCGACGGGAAGGCTGCCGCAATCGTCGCACCGGCACCGGCCCGAGTGAGGACACCTGTGGCGACAGCCTGCAGGATCGAGAGCAGCCCCGTGATCTGTGCACCGTTGAGCGACACGTCTGCGACCTGGGGAGTCGCTGGCTGGCCTTGCTCTGCCGCAGCGATGCCGCCCTCAACCGCCTGGCCGTCGATGCCGCTGCCGGGCTGCTGCTGGGCGAGCACGTCGCCAACAGACGGCGGTGCCCCAAGCGTCCCCATGTTCAGCGGCCGATACCGCTCGTCGCCGCCATCGACCGGGTCAAGATTCTCGCTCGCCCTGATGTCGTTGGTCGACACGACGCCGATGTCCCACATCGCACGGTAGTACGCCGACCGGCTGGCGGCATCGCCACGCAAGAGCCCCCGCACGTCGAACTCGACCAGATACCGCTCGTCGTCGACGATGAGGTCACGCATGAATGCCGACTCGAGACGTCGCAGCCACGGCATGATCGTGTGCGTGACGAATTGAATCTCGGCCTGCGGCGTACCCGGCTCAATCCCCAGCAGATAGCCAGGGATGCGGAACAGCCTGGCGATCTCGCGCAGCTGGTACTCCCGCAGCTCCAGATACTGCGAGTCGGTGTTGCTGGCGTATGGCACCTCGTATGGCTTCAGCCCGCCCGTGAGGACGGCCGTCTCGTGAGCGTTGTACGAGCCGCGGTGCTTGCGGTTCCAGTTCTCTGCAAGCTCGCGACGAGCATCGGCGTTGAGTTGGTTGTCCGTCGAGAGAATGAATCCCGGCCGTGCACCGGCACCGAAGAATCTCGCCCCGTGGATTTCGCACGCACGAGCCAGGGCAATCGCGTCGCGGCACTCCTCCACCACCGAGATGCCATGCACGCCGTCGTCGCTTGGGCCGCGGACGTGCAGGATCTGCTCGTCGGTGTAGATCGTCTGCTTGCCCTTCGCCTCGCGGTACGTGTACCGCAGCCGGCCGTTCTCAAGGGTCTCGGTCTTCATCCGGCTCGGGTGCAGCGGCACGATCTGGTCGATCGCTCCTGACTGCCCTGGCACAAGTTCACTCTCGGCGTCGCCCCACAGGCCGACGTGCATCACCATCTGCTCACGCCATTCGAAGCTCGTCTGCCATGCGTTTGGCTGGGAGTGCAGCTTGCGATACAGCGGCAGCTCGCGGGCGAGTCGCTTGCCGCCGCCAGGCGTCCGCTCGAGCAGGTGGAGCGGAAGGCCAGCCACCGTCTCGGCCAAAATCCGCAGGCACGAAAACACCGCCGCGACCGAGGTCGCATTCTCTGGCGTGATTCGCACGCCGGCCTGCGAACGACCGCCGCCATCGTCATCCCACGAGCGCTTTTCGCCGGGGAGCCAGAGGATGCGGTGTTCGCTGGGGGCGATCATATGAAGAAGATTTCCGGGGCGGCGTTGGCGTTGCTCTGCTCCGACCTCATCCACATTCCGAGCCCTTGGCACAGCGCCACGATGCCGTCAATTCGCTCCGTGCTGGCCTGCTTGCTCGGGAAAATGTTGCCTCGCCTGTCTTCGTGGATGGCTGCGTTGCCAGCGTTCCAGGTCAGCACCGGATGCCCGGCGTGCCGCAGGCGACCTTGCAGGATCAGGTTCTCGAGCGTCCTCGCGGGAGCGGACATACCGGGACCGCCCTGTGGCCATCCTGCCACGGCGAGCCCGTCCCCTTGCAGCAAGTTGGCGAGCATCTGGGCGTTGAACTTCATGTCTACAGCCACGCCACGGACGTTGTATTGCCGGCAGATTTCCGTGATGTCCCGGTGCATCACCGTGTAGTCGGTGACGTTGCCGTCGGTCACGCGGATATGCCCGTCACGAATCCAGCCGAGGTAGTCCACCTTGTCACGCTGGGCACGCTCGACGGCGTTCGCCTCTGGTATCCAAAAGAACGGCAGCACGTCGCACGAGTTGTCCGCAGGGTCAGGGCAGAAGAGCACAAGCGCCGAAAGGTCATACGTGCTGGCAAGGTCGAGCCCGGCGTAGACGGGACGGTCGCCGAACGGTCGCAGCGGGCTGGCACACGCTCCCCACGCAGACGGTGAAATCCACCGCGTATCCTGCGTCGTCCAGACGTTGAGCCGGTAGCGGAGGAACGAGTTGAGCTTCGTCGGCGACTGCTCTGCTTCGCGGGCGTCGGCCTTGAACGACTCAAGCGTGATCGTCTCGCCGAGGCTCGGATTGGCGGCCCGCCACGTCTTTTCTTCCTTCCACGTCCCATCGACGCCGCACTCCTGCGGAGCCGCGAAGATGCAGCCGTAGAAGGCCGGGTCGAACTTCGGATCAGCGATGCACTTCTCGGCGTACTGATGCTGCTCCCAGCAGATTGACCGACGGTCATAGCCTGCGGTCGTGATCGACAGAATGAGCGGCTGCCGACGGGCGGCACCGCCGTACCGCAGGGCATCCCAGAGACGGCGGTCGCGTTGGGCGTGAAGCTCGTCGAAAAGCAGGGCATGGATATTCAGTCCCTCGGCACGGAACGCATCAGCGGACAGGACGCGGTAGAACGAGTTGCTCGCCCGGTGGACGATAGTCTTTCGCGAGTCGATCACCTCAAAGTGCTTTGACAAACCAGGCGAAGCACGGACCATGCTGGCAGCTTCGCGGTAGATGATGCCTGCCTGCTCGCGGTCACACGCGGCACCGTAAACCTCGGCACCTGGCTCTGAGTCGAACCCGGTCAGATACAACGCCAGCCCAGCGAGCGTCGTGCTTTTGCCTTGCTTCTTTGGCAGTTCGATGTACCCGATACGCCGCTGCCGCACTCCATCGGGAGTGACTCGGCCGAACAGCTCGCGTAGCACTTTGTGCTGCCACTCCAGCAGCTTGAACGCCTGCCCGGCAGTCTGGCCCTTGCTGTGCCGCAAGAGCTTCTCGAAGAACGACACGACGCGGTCGTACTTCGCCTGGCCGGCGGTGCAGAGGTCACGCGCCGTGGACGCGGAAGAATTCTTCGACCTCGTCCGCGGGCTTGTTTTCTTTGCCACCAAGTCTCGCCCTCGACGTCGGGGTCAGACCAAACTCTCCCATCAGCGAAGCCTGCATCGAAACAAGACCGCGGTAGAGGGAGCCAGCCGGATTCGGTTTCACGCCGCCGAGGTCAGTCCTGATAACTGGGCCGGATGCCCGCAATTCAAGCAGGCACGCCTGAGCCGCAGCATAGACTTCGCACAAAGTCGCGAGCGCCTCGCCGTCCGATGTCGTCAGCGTTCCAATTTCCAGCAGGATCGGCACCAGTTCCTGCCACTTGGCTACCGCCACTGGCTCGACCATCAGCCGCTCGGGCATCGGAGGAGCGCCCGAGTCAGCCGGCAGGTCGGGCCGGATCTTCCGCTTGCCGGGATTACCCTCCAGCAGCTTCTGTGCGGCCGTTTTGGGCCTGCGGCCTCGCGGCATTTGTGGGCACCCGATTTGGGAGTTGAAAAACGCGCGTGCATTCTGCGGACACACGCGTGAGCCAGTACCTGCCGTTTACCTCGTTGGCAGACTCGGCGGGCACCCCCCTATGCCGTGCCTGCTCAAAATCTAGGCAGCCTGTCAACCTGCGTGCATCTCTTGCACTGTCTTCTTGCTGTGGCACGACGCACAGAGGCATTGCCCATTCGCTACGTCGTAGCGGAGGTCCGGTCGGCTCACCACCGACAGCACATGGTCAGCGTGGGCCTCGCGTCGCTTGGCACACACACGACCGCAGGCGCGGCATTGCCAGTTGTCACGCTCGAGCACAGCCATCCGCCACGCCTTGTGCTGCGGCGAGCAGTAGCCTCGCTTGTGGGCATTCGGCCCGTTGTCGCGCCTGCGGATCTGGTGATTCGCACGAGCGGCCTTGATGAACTCGATTCGCTGTGGCATGGCTCACCCTAGATCGTCGCAGCCTGGCGGAACGCCTCGTCGACCTGGGCCTCGTCGAGCCCGAGGGCAGCGGCGAGCGGCACGAGCATCGGGTGCGCCCGATCGACGTAAGGCGCGTAGTCCCACTCGACTCTTGCTTCCTCACGGACCTGTGCGTCAGGTATCGCGTCGATGGCGGCGTCCACGGCGGCGAGGCTCACGCCGTGCCTAACCAGCCACAGGCGTATCTGCCGGGCCGTGACGCTCGTCGGCACGGCCGGCAGCTCTGGCAGGTCGTCCGTGGAGTCTGGCAGCAGCGACCAGTTGCCATCGTCGCGAACACGCGGCGTCCAGCCGGGCCAGGCCGAGAGCATTGCCCGGCGATTCGGAGTGCCGGGGAATGTCCGCGTCTCCGTCGGCGTCTGGCAGTTTCGATAGTCGGAGAACGACTCGTACACGCTGACCGTCCAGCTTGCCTCCGAGAGTCCCGTGATGACTGCCTCGCGGTCCCCGTCGCAGTATGTAATCATCGTTCACCTGTGGTTGTAGAAAGCCGATAGCTGGATGTTGGCGTCGACCGGCGTTCCGAGAGTGCCGTAGGTGAACACGGACGAATCCGACCGCGCCAGCATGACGAGGCGACCGTCTGGGAGTCCGTGAGCGCCCGCGGCGGGAAAGTTACCGGAGAATGTGTCCGGCAGATTTCGCAGCGTGTCGGTGACGGGGTCATACACACGCGCGACGGTAGACGTGCCAGGGATGAGAAACACAGTCCCATCTGGCGCGAGCTGCCCGCCGATGTGTCCCGTGCATGTACCGGGGATTGTGCGAACCGTATCCCGCCGCCAGTTGTAGATGACCAGTGCCGTCGCGCCCTGCGGGATCAGCGCAATCTCGTCGCCGCTTGGCAGCAGGACTGCCCCGAAAAAACTGCTCACGCTCCCCAGCGAGCGGGAAGACGTAAACAGCGAGTCTGCAACAGGGTCGTAGATGCAGGCGGTGCTGCCGAGCGGCGCGACAAATACCCTGCCGTCAGGTAGCAGCAGTGCCCCGGATGAGACAGCCCCTTGGCCGCTGACCGTCGAAAACGTCCCGGCCGGGACTGAAAGAGTCTGCCGCTGGATGTCGTACACACCTGCGGTGGTGGTGTTCAGATACGGTGCGAGATAAATCTTTCGCCCGCCATCGAACAGGCAGGACGCGATGTAGACCTGATTGCCAGGGAACGTGCAGTTGGGCGTGGTGACCGTATTGGTCGAAAGGTCAACGATGCGGGCCGTCGTCGACGCTCGCGGTGCGATGAAAATACTGCCATCCGGCATCAGCACGCCGCCAGTGAAATTGGATGATCCCCCGAACGAACCCACGTTGTACGTGCGGTTGTTGTTGCTGTCGAACACCAACGCGCTCGTGGCCACAAATGGGCACGCAAGCGCGAGTCCTCCGAGCCCCAGCACGCTGCCGACGTAGTTGGTCGTCACTGCGGTGACTGTAGCAGCAGTGCGGACGGTGCCGTATCGCCAGTTTCTCGCGCGTGCCTGCGACTGCACGGAGTCCTGCATGGACGCCCAGCTTGTCTTGCGCCAATCCAGCGAGTTGTCGATGCCGCCGGGCATCTGCACCGGGCGAGCGGCGGCACCGCCAATCGCCAGAGGTGCTGCGACAGACTGCGACGACGGCGGATAGATGCCCGCGTTCAAAGGTCCGCACCAAGGGCAGTAACGTCGATGCTTTCTGCGTTGTGAGTGCTGACGCGAATCGACCATGACGCAGACGGCAGGATGAGGTTGTTGTAGACGACGCTGACTCGAGTCGACTGCACACTTGCCGAGACGGTCGCAGCCGCCACGGCGATCTCGTCTAGCGCAAAAAAGGACGAACCGTCATGCAGGAACACCCGCACCTGACCAGCCGTGGTGGTGACGCGAGCCTTGACGACCAATTCGGCGATGCGTGTCCCTGTGGCCGCCCCAGTGATCAGCGTTGCCACCGTGCCGGTGCCGTCGCGGTTGGTGTTCGCCGTGGCGATGTTGACGCTCGCGATGCGCGGCGTGACTGCGAAGGCTGGGGACGTTGCCATTGAAAACTCCTATCGGAATGTCTGCCACAGATACGAGTTGATTGCCGCGGTCGCTTTCTCGGACAGCCGGGCATCAGCCAGCGTGCCGCTCGTGATATCGCTGGCAGCGTGGGAATGGCTTGTCGCCGCCGCACCGATGTCGGCTGCTGTCAGTGCATCACTGCCCCCCGTCGCGTGCGATGTTTTGTGAGACGACGGAGCAAACGTGGACGGCACTCCCGAGAGTGAGGAGTAGGCGATTGCTGGCGACGAGCCCGCCGTCACGCGACCTTTCGCGTCAACCGTCACGCTCGTGTAGGTGCCAGCCGAGACGCCCGTGCTCGAGAGCGTGGCCGCGAACGAACCAGTGCCGCTGCCTGTGACGTCTCCGGTGAGCGTGATCGTCTGGTCGCCCGTGTTCGTGCCGCTCGACGTGCCGCTGAATGTGCCATCCTGCGATGCCAGCGTGCCGAGCGTCGGCTTCCCAGTGAGGTCGGCGTAGCTGCCGCTCGTTGCCACGGTTGCCAGAGACGGCGTGCCTGTGATAGACGAGTACGGCAGCGATGTCACAGGTGCCGATACGCTGATCGTGCCGTCACCGCCGATAGTGACGTTGCTTCCTTGCTTCACGCCACCGAGGACGCTGCTCGTCGCCACCGGAAGCGAGTACGCGGCCGGGATGGTCGGCTTGTTCGTCAGGTCGGCGTAGCTGCCCGTCGTGGCGACCGTCGCGAAAGTCGGCTTGCCGATGATGTCATCCCACGCCGTGCTGCCAGCTGTCACGTTGCCGACTGCCCACGCCGTGCCGTTCCACCGCACGACCTGGCCGGCAGTCGCACCGCCTTGAGCGAGCGACGACAGCGGCACGGCAGACACGACGAGCGAGCCAGCCGAAACGCCCAGGCCAGAACCTAGAGACAGAGCCAGCGCCGCCGCAGAGCTCGTGCCGCTGTTGGTGAGCGGTGCCGACACCGTGACAACGCCGCTCGAGCCTGACGCGCCCGCAGAGCCTGCAGCACCGCTGGCACCGAAGCCACCCTGCACGGTCGCGGTGACCGCTTGCGAACTCACGGCCGCCGTGATCTTGTCCTCGCTGACCGAGGCCGTGACCTGCTGCGGGCTTGTCGAGACGGTGATGCCCATCAGCGAGTGACCTCGACGAAGCCTGTGAGGTAGCTACGCCGCACGCTGGCGGCGTCGGTCGCCGTCAGATCCCATCTGTACGTCCCACGCGGCAGGTCGACGGTCTGCGTGCCCGTCAGTGAGACATTCACCTTTCCGGCTGCTGCGTCCGTCAGCGTCGTCGTCATTGAGGCGAGCGTGTTGCCGCCGACGAGGGACGAGATTGTCGCCGCCATCGTGAAACCCGTGAGCGAAATCGGATTGAAGTCGATCTCGGCCGAGAGGCGGTCGCCGCCACGCACGGAGAGGTTGAGCTGCCCCGGCAGCTGATCGTAGGACGACATCTCTATCTCCTCTCCGATACTGTCTAGCAGGTGGTGGAGGACAGCGTTGGTGCGGGCGAGCCGCCCAAATAGACTCCCCAGCCACTGAGCGGCGGGGTCGCGGCTGTCACGGATGCGTAATACAAATCAGTGCTGCCAAACCGGATCAGCCAGTTCGGCCCGTTGCCCTCGCCGTCGATCATCCAATCGGACGTATACTCTATTGTGTAGCTGCCCTTGGTATATCGCGGTCGCCCGTTGAGAGTGCCGCTCTCGCAGTACGTGCCGTTTGCGGCGGCAGTACCAGCGCCGCTCACTGAAAATGCTGGCGTAGCCGCAACGGGGAGAATCGTGTCTGGCCACGCTGCCTGACGCTTGCTCGCCTCCGCCTCTCGTAGCGTCCAGATTCCAGACGCCGCCGTCGAGGTCGGCGTCCGCGTGAATCCGACATATCCTGCACGCGGTCGAGTCATCGCGTCGCCTTGCCTTTCGGCTGGCAGCGATCAGCCGAGCACGCACCGCAGGAGCACTTCACCCATCCACCATCGGGGCGGTAGATGCGGCCCGTGCCGCTGCACTGCTCGCATAGCTTCGGAGGCTCGATGGCAGCCGGAACGTCCTGCGGCTTTGTCGGCTCCAGTGCGAGGCCAGCGTAGGCGACGTTGACGCTGCCGGCCGTGCGGGCACGCTCCGCGTCAATCACGCCGGGATCGGCGGATGACCACGTCAGCACATAGAGCAGCCAGTGCCACAGGGCGTGCATCTACCACCTCTCGTTTCGCAGCTGCACGTGGCCGTCGATGCCGAGGACGGCGTGAGCCATCTGTGTCTCGTCGGCGTCTGCCGGTGCAGGCTCCATGAAGACCAGGGCGGTGAGTCCGATGCGTGCCGCGAGCTTGCCGATTTTCGCGACGAACTTGAGCACCGGCCGGTCGGGCCGCGGTGGCTCTGGGCGAATCGGAGAGTCAGGTGCGGTCGCGAACCACCACGTCACGCCAACGAGGACGACGGCCGCGACGGCGAGCTTCTTCTGCGTGGCGTTCACGGCTGCTGACTCCATGCGGTGTAGAGATACAGGACGACGCAAGCCCCGATGACCGAGCCGACCATGCCCGCCGGCCCCTGGCCAAACGGCAGGCCGCCGACGACGCTGCCGAGGCAGCCAAGAGCGGCACACGGCACCCACCCGCCGGGCCACTGCAGCGGCAGGAGTGCCTTCGCGATGCTGCCGGCGATCACGCCCGTGACTGCCCAGACGATCAGCGTCATAGTGCGAGCCCCCAATCGGCATTTTGCAAATCACGCCACTCGTAGCTCGTGCCGATCGCCCACGAGTCGCCCTGTTGCAGTGCCGCCTCGACGTCTCGCCGCCGCGACCAGAACGAGCCGTCAGGCTGATCGTCGGGCCACTTCGGTCCCGAAACCCAGTTGGTGTTCCAACTGTTTTGAATGAGCCCCATATCGTCGGGCGAGCCGTTGTGCTTGTGCCTTACGCCCCACACGAGCATCGCGTGGGACCACGACGAGCCGCGGGAGAGTGCGCCGTCAGAGTCACGCACTCGCGGCGTCGGGCCGTAGCCCACCTGCGAGCAGATGGCCACAGGCGTGCCACGCTCAATCGCGGCACAGAGTTCCTGCCAGGTCTGCACCTGCACGCACCTTGCTTTTCGCTTGTTGGCCTCACGAGCCAACTCGAGCGGCACGCCGTTGCGTCCCCAATCGCGAGAGAGCGTAATGGAGTATTTCGACAGGTCAAACGAACCGTACTGCTGGCGATAGAGGACGCCGCCGAGCGTCGTGTCGGTGCACTTCCCGGTGAGCCAGCGGGCCGCGGCACCTCCGTAGCTGCCGTCGCCTCCGTTGTTTCGCTCCATCGGCGGGATTCTGGCGGCCGTCCTCGATCCGCCGTACACCGGCTCGGTCGCACATGCCGCCGGCGGCTCCTTCACCTTCCCCGCAACATGGTCGACCGCTTCCGCCGTGTATTCCCCCAACGCAAACGCGAACGACACGCACGTACCCGCAGAGCCCTGGTCCCACGACCGCCACGGCGTGCCGTACTTCCGCTGGTGAGCAATGTCGACCGCACGATAGAGGAACGTGTCGCGGCCGGTCGCGTTCTTCATCGCGTCGGCACCAGCCTCGGCAAACGTGGGCTGGGCTAGCTCTCCGAGGAACAGACGGACGCCCTCGGGATTCGGCTGGTAGCCAAAGCCGCTGTCAACACGCTTCAGCAGGCGATGTGTGTAGTGATCGATGATCGCCCCGGCGATCGCCGCAAACACGACGAACGCAATAGCCGACATCGTCCAGACGCTGCGTCGATGGCTCAATCGTCTGCCTCCCCGAGATTGCGGAGGCGTGGCAGCACTCGCGGCAGCACGGGGCCAGGGCCGCGGTCGTCGCTGCACTTGCACGAGGCGGACTGCTCGCGAATCTGGACAAGCTCCGCGTGGATGAGATGCAGGTAGACCGGGCACGCGATGGCAGACGCGGCCACGACGAGCACGGCAATGCAGCAGCACAGCATCAGAGCGTTGTCGACGACCTCCCACACATGATCGAGCAGCGTCATCGGACAGCCTCCTCGGCGGCATCGGCGAGCGTGCGGTACGCCGCGACCCATCTGGCACGAGTCGTCGTGTCGAGCGGCCCGCCAGATGTGCCGGCCACCTCATCGAGATACCGGCCGGCGGCGGCGGTAGCGTGAGGCTGCTCGCGGGTCAGCGTCCGCGGCAGGAATCGCCCTTCAGCGGCTGCGACGCGAACGTCCTCAAGCTGAACGCCCGTGGTGATTCGTGGCGTGGACTTCTGGCCGTCGGCCTGCAAGGCGTCGGCGATGCCGCGGCACAGCCCGGCGAACGCGGCAGCGTCATCGGCCGCCGCCGGGCCGACGAACTTTCCCCGCAGCGAAAGGCCGGGCTCGGGACGAACGTCCTCGCCTGGACGCTGCGAGAACTCGACAACGGCAGCCAGTGCCGCCACGGCAAGCAGGGCGGCGAATACGATTCCCTTCTCTCGGCTCATCGCTTGGCGCTCCCGTGGAGCAGCTCCAGCCAGAGACGGTCGACCGCGGCACCGCTCTCCTCGTCGAGCGGGCCGCCAGCAGACAGCCGGTCACGCACGGCAAGCAGGCTGTCGATCGCAGCCCTGGCATCCGGCGTGGCCGGTGCCGCAGGCGGCGGCACTCGGAACAGGTCAGACGGCAGCGGCATCGCCTGTGATGGCGTCGCCTTGCCGGTCGGCCACATAAGCCAGGCCACAGCGGCGGCGACGATGAGCAGCGTCATCATGCGGGATCTCTCCTCGTGATAGCGAGCAATGCTTCAATAGCACCAGCGGCGAGCGACAGGATGAGCACGCGAGTCGCCGGCCGAATGAGCAGCCACGCCGGCCAGACGGTGATCGGCACACACTTGTCCGCGAACGAATCGAACAGGGCGGCGGCGGCAGTCAGCACGACCGCCTTCTTCTCTGGCCCCGACAGCGTCGTCACGGCGTCGAGCCCGGCGACGAGCAGGTGCAGCAACTGCACGAGCAGCCGGCCGAACTCGGCCCATGTCAGGCCGTCCGCGGCTTGCTCGCGAGCAGCCGCCAGGAACGCATTGGCCCTGGCGGCGACTGTCTGGAGGTTGTCGGCGGCGTCCACGGCAGCGTCATCCAGAGGGCGGCGAATCGTCCTCCGTCGATTCTGCCCCCTGCCCCCCGTCCCCTTGCAGGGGCATCGGGAACACGACGGCATCGCTGATGTGCTGGTAGCACGCCTGCCAGCAGTCATCCGCCTCGTCGTGGGCGTCCCGCCGCTCCAGCAGGAACGGCTGCGTGAAGACCTCCTCCCGGCCCGGCACGAGCTTCGCGGTCGCGTCTGCCATCGTCAGGTACACGTACCGACGCCCGTACTCGATGACGATCCGGCGCTCGATGTAGTCGTGCTGGCGACTCATTCTTCCACCGGCAGCTCGTCGAACGCTTGGCGAGCCTCGTCGGTCATTTCGATTCGCTTGAGCGTCACCGGCCGAGGCTTGATGACCGACCGCTCCTGCCTGGTGCGATCATCCCATCGCGCCTGCACTTCCTTGCAGCGTTGCTCGATCTCGGACGGCGTCGGGTCGCGCGTCTCGCCGCGGGCAGGCTTGTACCGCAGCCTGCGATTGTTCCGCAGCGGCAGCTCCCATAGGTCACGCAACCGGATGACCTGGTCCTTGCTGATGGTGTAGCGGACGCACAGTGCAGCAATCGGCATGTGCGAATCCCAATCCGCGCGAAAAGACAGCACGTTGATCGTCGCTGTGTTGCCCGCCATCTTTGCGCCGCTTCTTAGGTTTCGACGATGCCGCATCGGCGATCTTAGCGGCGTACGCAAACCCAAAGAGCACTTGCCCAGGCAACTTGCGGCTCTTGCGCAGGTTTTCTTTTTTCCACAGCGGCTGGAGGTTCGTGTAGTGGAACGCAGCAGCGTGCTGCTCTTGGTCCAAAAGATCAAAAGCACAAATGGGAACTATGTGATCTATGTGCCACATGGGCATGTTTTCCCAGCACATGCCGTCAACGAACAGGCTTGATATGTGATCTGCCAACTGCTGGCATGTGCAGCCAACTAGCTCCAACGTTCGCCGCGATCTCCTGGCGGAGGAACTTCTTATGGCCTGCCGAGTCCTGTTTCGCACCCTTGATATAAGCAGAAAAAGAGGCTCGTTTCTGCGTTTCTGT